TGTATTTTTAACAAGTGCTGAAGTGTTCTTTGAAAGAAAAGACCCGAATAATATTCCAGTAACAATTCAAATAAGAACTATGAAAACTGGATTACCAACAACAGAAGTAGTTCCTTTTACAGAGGTTACAATAGATCCAGATGAAATAACCACTTCCACCAATGGTAGTGTTCCAACTAAGTTTACATTTGAATCTCCAGTCTATCTTGAGGGTGGCACTGAATATGCAATGGTGTTAAAATCCGTATCTTTAAAATATAAAGTTTTTATATCAAGAATTGGTGAAAATGATCTAATTACAGATGAATTCGTATCTAATCAACCGACTTTGGGTTCATTATTTAAATCACAAAATGCTTCAACATGGGAACCAAGTCAATGGGAGGATCTGAAGTTCAAATTAAATAGAGCGAATTTTGTTTCAGAGGGATCCGTTGAAATATATAATCCAATATTGTCAAGAGGAAATTATCAAATTCCAAAATTGATGCCAGATGCTCTACGAACTCACTCGAAAAAAGTGAGAGTTGGTTTATCATCAGCATTCGGTGCAGGTATTCATCCAACATTTGGAAACACAATTTATCAGCAAGGGTCAAATGTTACTGGTAATTTAGTTGGAACTGCTGGTGCTGCTTCTGGTTCTTTGACAGTTACAAGAGCTGGTATTGGATATACTTCATCAAACGCATCTGTTGCCTCTCGTGACGGTGATGGTCATACTGTCGCTGGAGTCGCTTTATCAGCGATTACTGGAAACGGAGTAAATGCAGTTGCATCTGTTGAGTATAATGAGGGATCAATAGTTAGTGCAACTATAACGTCTGGAGGTCAAGGGTATCAAATTGGAGATGTTTTAGGAGTTACAACTGATTTAGGTATCAATGGAAGATTATCCGTAGTAGCGATCGCTGCAACAAGCGAATTGATTATTGATAACGTTCAGGGTGTATTTTTAACTGGTGCTGGAACCACCTTGATGTATGGTACAGCGGATGGTGATGTTGGATCAACAAAGGCTGGAGTTGGTAGTGCAATTTGCGGAAACGGTGGTTCTGTTGGTGCAAACATTCCTGCTGGAACTATCATATCCGTAACAGATGGTTTACATATTACCGTAAATCACAAGAATCATGGAATGTATCACGAACAAAACTTGGTAACAATATCAGACGTAACAAGTGACATACTACCTACTAAATTATCAGTCCCTTATAATAATAGTTCAACAGATCCAATGACTGTTGATAATATTGGTATTCTCACATCATTTGAAAATGTCTCAGTTGCTGCGACAAATCCCGGATATATTAAAATCAAAAATGAGATTATAAAGTACACTGGTGTATCAGCATTCTCCGGTCAAGGAACAATCACAGGTGTTACACGAGCTCAAGATTCAACAACTGCTCAGAATTATGTTAAAGGTGATTTAGTTCAAAAATATGAACTTGGTGGTGTATCTTTACGTCGTATTAATCGAACTCATGATTTCAGAGAAGTAACTGATACTAATCCAATAACACTTGATTCATATAAAATTAAATTGGATATGGGAGAACAAGGAATCGGAAGAAGCACTTCTGATGTATCAAGTTACCCAGCTTTATTCTTAGATCAAACAAAATCAACTGGAGGTCTTGATATACATGCCACTCAAAATATGCCGTTTGAAATTATCACCCCGATGATTCAAAATATGACTGTTGCTGGAACTTCAATAGATTGTTTTATAAAAACTGTAAGTGGAACAAGTGTAAATGATGGTTCTGGTGAAGGGACAGATGTTCCATTCATAAGCAAAGGTGAGGAATCTATCGAACTTGATGATATTAATTATCTTGACTCTCCTAGAGTCATTGCCTCAAGAGTCAACGAATTAAACACTGCAACTCTTAATGTGTTACCGGGTGATAGATCGTTTAACCTATCATTGTTATTACTTTCAGGAGATAACTTATTATCACCAGTAATTGATACTCAAAGAATGAACGCAATATTAACCTCTAACAGGATTGATAATGTGATTAGTGACGTTACCGTTGACAGTAGAGTCGATACTTTATTTGATGATCCATCGTCTGCGGTCTATGTTTCAAAAGAAAATACTCTTGAAACTTCTGCTACATCACTCAAAGTTATCGTTGACGCTCACGTTAATCGATATAGTGACATAAGAGCATTTTATGCTGTAAGTAATTCTCAAGGAACTGAGCCAACATTTATTCCGTTCCCCGGATATGATAATTTAGATGAAAATGGTAGAGTAAGAACAACCGATAAGAGTAGTGGCAGACCAGATGCACTAATTGCAAAGAGTGATCCTACAGGATTTATACCTGAAGAACTTGAATATAAGGAATATACATTCACTGCAAATGAATTACCTTCATTCAAATCTTTCAGAATTAAATTCTTATTGACTTCAACTAATCAGGCATTCGTGCCTCGATTGACAAGTTTGAAAGTTATCGCTACTGCCTAATGGATTACGTTAAAGTAAAAGACAATGAACATTTGATTAGGAATACTAATTCAAACTGTATCGTCAACACAAATAAAGCTGAGTATGAGGAGTACTTAACTCGTCGTAAACTTAAAAAAAGTGACAAAATTAAAGTTGATAATCTTGAAAGAGACATATCAACTCTTAGAAATGAAATTACTGAGATTAAAGATCTGTTAAGGAGTCTAGTAAATGGCAACTAAAAAAATTACTTTTGATCCTGAAGCAGGAGTTGCATACCCGTGCGATTTAATCATGAATGTTGGTGCAGATTTTAGTGCTTCTTTTAATGTGGTTGATACATCCAATACGGGATTCAATTTTTCAACCACTAATTCAGTGGGTCTTGGAACAACCACTGGTTGGACAGGATCATCTCAGATGACAAAAAGCACAGCGATTGGATCAACTGCTTTTCCTGCAGCTACATTTACAGTTGGTATAGATACAACCGCATCTAGTGGATATGGATTAACAATATCTCTAGGATCAACAGATACTAGAAGCGTAAAAGCAGGTCGATATGTATATGATATTTTAGTTGGATCTGGTGCGACAGTGTATCGAATTGTAGACGGAAATATTCAAGTACGTGGTGGTGTATCTTCTGCACCCTAAATATTGACAGAGGTATAGTATAAATGGCTCAACCATCAAGTAGATCAACATTAATAGATTACTGTAAAAGGCAGTTGGGTGCTCCATTGCTTGAGATTAATATTGCAGATGAGCAGACTGAGGATTTATTAGATGATGCTATTCAATACTTTCAAGAAAGACATTTCAATGGTGTAATTCAAACCTTTTTAAAGTACAAAGTAAGACAAGTAGATATTGATAGAGCAAGAGGTAGAGGTGGTGATAACGCAGTTGGTATTGTAACCACTACAACAAGCACAACAATCGTTGGTGTATCAACAGAATTTTCATTTGAAGAAGATAGTAACTATCTTGTCATGCCTAATTCAGTAATAGGTGTCAATAAGTTATTTCATTTTGATGGTGCAAACACAGTCACAAATAATATGTTCAGTGTTAAATATCAGTTATTCTTAAATGATATTGCATTCAATCTTGGTTACGCTGGTATTTTGAACTATGCAATGACAAAGAGATATCTAGAAGATATAAATTTTGCACTTACAACAGAGAAGCAAATTAGATTTAATCAAAGGCAGGATCGATTATACATGGATATGGATTTCTCAGCTATGAGTGTTGATGATTTTCTTGTAATTGATTGTTTTAGGATTATTGATCCAAATGATCATTCAGGTGTTTATAATGATTATTTCTTAAAAAGATATTTGACAGCACTGATGAAGAGACAATGGGGTCAAAATTTAATTAAGTTTCAGGGTGTCAAATTACCGGGTGGTGTTGAGTTAAATGGTAGACAAATATATGAAGATGGTCAAAGAGAGTTGGATGTAATAAGAGAACAGATGTCAAATACTTACGAGTTACCTCCTCTCGATTTTATAGGATAGTGATATGGTTCTCAATCCCTTTTTTCAACAAGGATCAACTAGCGAGCAGAACCTTGTTCAATCTCTTATAAATGAGCAACTCCAGATTTATGGAGTAAATGTTCATTATATGCCAAGAAAATATGCGAACAGTAATACGATAATCAAGGAAGTTATTGAATCTAAGTTTGATGATGCGTATCCCATTGAGGCCTACGTTGAATCATTTGACGGATATGGAGAGAATCCAACACTTTTATCAAAGTTTGGTATTCAGGCGACTAATGAACTTACATTAACGATATCAAGAGATAGGTTTGAAACATACATCTCACCCCTGATAAAAAATGAGGAGAATGTAAGATTATCAACTCGACCAAAAGAAGGCGATTTAATTTATTTTCCGTTAGGTGATCGTCTATTTGAAATTAAATATGTAGAGCATGAGCAACCATTCTATCAACTAAAGAAAAACTATGTATACACTCTTCGTTGTGAACTCTTCCAGTATGAGGATGAAGTCATTGATACAGGTGTTGATGAGATAGATGATACACTTGCAGCGACAGAGGGTGCTGATGGTGAAGATTTTATCATAGGTGGTACACAAGTTCTTACATTAGTTGGAACTGCATCAAGTGCGACTGCAGTTACTGGCATACTCACAAGTGGTATTCAATTTGTTGACATAACAAATCGTGGACGTAATTATACCTTTGCTCCAAGGGTTGCTATATCATCTGCACCAACTGGAGGAACAACTGGTATCGCGACAGCTGTTCTGAGAGGAGGGATTGTTGTTTGTACCGGTGCTGCAGATATTAGTAATTCAAAAGCGAGTGTTGTTCAAAGAATAGATCTAGTTGATCCCGGAATCGGATATACGTCAGGCCCAACTGTGCAGATATTTGGTGATGGTGTGGGAGCGGCTGCAACTGCCCATGTTACATCAGGATCTATTGGTATCGTCACGGTTACTGGTGGTGGTTCAGGATACACAACAAGTCCAGCAATTACGTTTTCAGGAAGTCCTACAGTTTCTGCTGCTGCCACTGCGATCGTTAGTGCTGCTGGAACAATTAGTGCTATCCATATTATGAATGCTGGATCTGGATACTCATCAATACCAACCATAGCGATCGCTCCTCCCGCGGCTAGTGATGCGTCAGGAAACTTCCAATTTAATGAAATAATTACTGGAGGAACAAGTGGAGCAACTGCGAGAGTAAGAGATTGGAATAGTGTAACAAGTGAACTTAAGATATCAAATGTAGAGGGAACTTTCTTAAGGAAAGAAGCGATTACAGGGGGAACATCAGGTGCAGTTCATACTATAAGACTCATAGATCTTACTAATTTTGATGATGGATTCAGTGACAATGATAATTTTGAAACTGAAGCAGATGCAATATTAGACTTCTCTGAGGGTAATCCCTTTGGACAACCATAAATAACTGGGTATAGGTGCAAAAATGTTTGAGTATTTTTACAACGAAATATTTAGAAAGACAATTATCTCTTTTGGTACGTTGTTTAATGATATCTCAATTAAGCATACTGATTCGGATGGAAATAAATCAACTAGCAAAGTCCCACTTGCATACGGGCCTATTGGAAAATTTTTAGCAAGATTAGAACAGTCACCAAATTTAAATAAATCAGTTGCAATGACATTACCAAGAATGTCATTTGAGTTTACTGGCTTAACATATGATCCAACAAGAAAGGTAACAACAACACAACAGATCACAGTCAAAGATCCTGACACAAATAGTAATACTAAAAAAGTATTCATGCCTGTGCCCTATAATATGCAATTTGAATTGAATATCATGTGTAAGTTGAATGATGATGCTTTACAAATCGTCGAACAAATCCTACCATTTTTTCAACCATCATATAATTTAACAGTCAATTTAGTATCAGAAATAAACGAAAAGAGAGATATACCAGTTGTATTAGAAAACGTTTCTTTTCAAGATGAGTATGAGGGAGACTTTACATCAAGAAGAGTTTTATATTATACTTTAAGATTTACAGCAAAGACATATCTGTTTGGCCCTGTATCCTCTGCATCTGCAGATATTATCAAGGGTGTATCTGTTCGTTACCTCGCTGGTGGTGCAAAGAGCGTAGAGAGAGATGTTACGTACTCTATTAAACCAAGAGCGATTAAGGATTACACAGGTGATGTGGTCACTAATTTGGCTGAGGATATTGATGCAACTCAGAAGACATTCACAGTTGACGACACTACAAATATCAAGGATGAATTCTATATTGTTATAGATAATGAAGAGATGTTAGTAAAATCAATCTCCGCAT